CTATCGTAAGTTAATACTTGCCCACTAGCCGGGGAAGTAATATTAGTATCATTTAAACTAGCTAAATTTAATGTTCTATTTTTCCAAACTGAATTAGAACTATCATAAATAAGAGTTTGCCCACTAGCTACCGAGGCTATTAAAACATTATGAAGCTCATCTAACTCCGGGCCATTTTGAACAGTTATAAATAATTCGCCAGCACTTGCATGAGATCTAACACATACTCCTAAAAATACACCGTGATCTGGGGCTACTGGGCGATCCATAGTAATACCGCCCGGCGTTGAAGACGATAACCAAATTCCAGACCCGGCTGTTATACTAGAAGTGTTTAAGCCTCTAACTATACCAAATGTAGTAACAAAACCTTCAGCCCCGGCTGTAATTGTTTCGCTTGCTAAACCCAGTGTTCTAGCCGCTGTTAATTCATTATTTGCTTGTGCTAAATTTAGTTTTGGTCTTTGTCCTTGAGCCCCGCTTGTATAAACTACTTGACCTTTGCTTAAAGTACTGCCAACTCCATTATAACTCAATACAACATTTTGTTGGCCTAGATTTAAAGTAGTATTACCTCCTTTTAATCCTAAGCTAGCAGTGCCTTCACCATCGTCCCATTGTAAAACGCCCACAGGAGAAACATTGCCACTTCCTATGGTTAAAGTGTTAATAGTAGAATTTTCTACAGAAAGGCGGTTTTGGCTTGGATTAAAAGAAAGCGGGTAAAAAGAAGATTTAATATGGGCCTGTGTTAGTACACCCGAACCACTAGCAAAAACGGGGTAATAAGTTTGATTATTAGATACGGCAGATATAATTATATCATTGCCAGCGCTAGTATCAGCCCAATAAACGCCACTACCATTAGTAGATAAGAAAAGCCCAATATTCCCAGATTGACTAGGCAATATATTGTTGTCATTGATAGAAGACCAAACAACACGCCCGGCTTCATCTGTAGCTAAAACATACCCATATCTTGCGTTTGGCATTAATAGTTCTCCTGTGAATACTATTAATTACACAAAATATACTTAGCCTGACCGCAATCAAAAATTTTAACTAAACCTTTGTCATAACCAGAATTAAGCGACAGTCATTACAAGCATCTTTGCCGCAAAATTGGTTAGACTTTTTTCTTTTTTTCTTAGTTGATGCATAGCTTTTATCACAATAATCACAAACAAGATAAATGCTTTTATTTGACCCGTCCGAAATTAATTCTGCGGAATATCCCAGAATTTCAAGCGTTTTTTCGTTATCCAACATTTTTAACTGCTTATTCGTAGTTTCCTTTTATAATAACAAAAAAACGGGATTTTTCAATCCCGTCTTTTCGTTTTTTGTACTAGTAAGAACCAGCGATGATTTGACGATTATCCAAAACGCCAAATCCTAGCTCTGCCCAACCGTAGTAACCCTGTCTCTGTTGACGATGCAAAGTTTCGTCTTCGAATACCTGTACGTTTTCACGAACTGGCATGATAAAGCTGGTTGTGCGAGCCTTATCTAGACCAACTACCAACTCGATGTCGGAACCTTCTAAAGCTCCACCCAAGTCGGTTATAAAGTAATCTTGATATTCTTGACCTTCGCCCAATTCAAGCAATTCGTCTAAGTTAACGCCGAAAATACGTGCCAAAGGGCCACCATTATCAGCAGCAACATAAACTTCACGACGAGAAACTTCATCCAACTGATCAACACCCCAGTTGCGAACATCTTCAATGCCTTCTGGAGAAAGATACAAGTCGGTCAACTTGCCCTTGGCAGTAACACTATTACCACCGCCATTACGTCGCATAACAGTCTTCATAAGAGAAACTAGTCTCTTGGTAAACTGTCCAGCAGCCGCATCAGCGTCATAAACCAAAATGTTACGATCAACAGCAGCAGCTAGCAAAGTGTGCCAACCGTCATCATTCATTTTCTTGACGAAAGATGCTTCCATAACCTGCATAGCTCGTTGCAAAATATTCCAGTTTGCTTGACGAGCATACTTTAGCAAGAAATCGATAGAAGATGTAATGCCATATGTGTGGATCATTACATAATCGCTTTCGACAGACTTCTCAGGAATGCGACCATGACCCGGATTGGTAAAAGCAATATGCTCAAGTTCAGTGCCCGGTGCTAGCAAATCCAAAGGAAATTCTGGAGATGCATTAGCTTCCAATAGCATTGGCTGATAAATTCCGCTAATTACATCGCCAAATAGAACGCCTTCACGAAGAGGGAGTTCGATAGCCTTTGCAATTTCGCGTTGTGCTTCGATAGCTACAGATTTTTCTGCACTACCTGATCTTTTATATAGATCAATTAGTTCGTCGCTTGGACGTTCTACGCTCTTAACCATATTATATTCTCCTATTTATTATTTAATTATTGTTTGCGAGTTACAGGAAGATTAATTTCAACCTTCGCATAACCATCTTGATCTGGACTTGACAAGAAAACACCGACCACTGGTTGAGTTCCTTGGCCAACAAGGTCAGTTTTAGATAGGTTGCCGCTATGAGCAACAAATACTGAGTCGCCAGCAGCAGGAGTAGCGCCCTGTAATCTATTGGTTACAACATAGCCTTTGCGTAGCAAAGTTACCTTGCCGCCCTTTTGTACTTCGTTTTTATACCAGTTGATATGCTGACGAGTTAGGTCAATATTAACCATATCATTCATCAAAATTCCAAGAGGAACTTTGCCAGAACCAGTAGCAGCGTAAGTAGCCAAAGCTTGACTTTGATCCATAGCAGCACCAGAGCCACCAGTGCTCAATGAAGCCATGCCTCCACGTTCAGCAACTTCGTTCATGAAGAAGCTAATGTCAGTTTGTAGTTCGTATCTATCGCCTTTTAGAGCCATATTTATATCTCCTATTAATTACTTTTTAGTTTTTTTGCTAAGAGTTGAGAAGCAGTTGCCTAACCACTCAGAAGCAGAAGATCGTAAGTTATTAGAAGCGTCTTCATTTTCTTCATTAATGCTTGACGCAACAGTTTTTTGAGTTTCTTGAGCATCGTCCAAAATGTCTTCAGCTACAGAAGCGCTTGCTTTTGTCTCATCTTTCATTTCTTTCTTTGCCATCATTTTCTTTTTCATCATAGCTACGATTTTATCGAAGCTATTATCATCAAGAGATTCTACAGAAGCCAAAGTTTCTTCAAGATCGGACTCGTCAATACCAGCCTCAGCTAGTTGAGCCTTTCTCTTTTCCATCTTCATTTTCTTCTGCATATCGTTGTATTTTGCCTCAGTAGCTTCTTTTTCACCTTTTAAGGTGTCAACAGACGCTTTTGTATCTGCAAGTTCTTGAGAGAGTTTGCTGATTTGTTCTTGCAATGAAGCCAAAGTCTGATCTTTTTCAGCAATAGCTGTTTTATATTCTTCTAGTTGAGCTAGAGTTGCTTTGCTTTCTTGATCTTCTTTATCCTTCATTTTCTTTTTCATTTCTTCGTTCATTTTTGCGGCTTCGGCTAATTCAAGCTCTGCTTTAGCTAGCTTTGCCTTCAATTCTTCAATATCCATTTGTTTCTCCTTAATATTTTCAGAAACAGATTTTTCATTTAGTATCACGCTTCTAGGATTAGCAGGTTTTGTTACCAAGCCTTTACCACTAAACGATAAATTGCGCAAAACCCGCCCAAGTTTGAAACCGTCAAATTCACCAGTTCCACCATATGCTCTTAAATGTTTTGTTAAATATGCTGTAGATTCTTCTCTTGCTACTAATTTAGTGCTACCCTGAGCATCTTGAAGGGCGTAATCAAAACTTGGAAATAAACATTCCATAGATACATGCCATTTACCACCCTCTTCAATTTCTGTAATGATTTCTTTCATTCTAGCCCGGAGTTCTTGATCACTCCAAGTTTTATAAATTACAGCATTTGTTATAATATTAAACTGATTAGGTAAATCAGAAATGTCGGAATCGTCAGGAATAAGTTCGCCGTTAAAATCAACAACATAGTTTCCTGTAATATGCCCAATGATATCTTTTTCATTATGCATATAATTAAATTGTTTATCTTCAGGGGTTTTTCGGGCTGCCCACATTTCTTCGGCAAGGAAAATATCGTCATTTTTATTCCAGCCGGTACTAACTAAAATAGAGGATAAATTAAAAAGATCCATCTGATCTGATCTATCCAAATTTGAAGCTTTGATAAATTCAGCGATGGATTTTTCGTTTAAATGGGGGTTTTTCTTGGCGCTAACCACCGGCGACAAATATGCAACAGATGTTTGCGAAGCAATAGCTTTTGCTAAACCGTCTTCTATTTCTTGCCGAAAAATTTCCATTTGTTACCTCTTGTGTTTATAATTAAGTACGTCTGTTAATACACAAAAAAAATATTTTTATATTAATTCTGAGTAACAAAAGGCGTAAATATGCTTCATCTGTTCGAAATTTGGCTTTTCGTTATTCTCGGAAATAAAGTCTTCTACAGACACTTTAACTAAAGAAGAAAACTCTTTAGAATAAGTTTTATTAGACTGTAAAGTTTCTTGAATAGCTTCTGGGCCTATTTCTTCAAATGGCTCAATATTAGCCAAAACAGATAATTTAAGATTATCAAACTGTCTAATCTCTTCATTAGTCAGTTCTCTTAAATTCTTTTTATTAAAGTAAGAAAGAATAAATGGGTTTAATATATCGGCTATTTCTTTTTGGGCAGATACAGCCCATAAAGCAATTTCAGCCCGGCTTCTTGGTTTTACCGTTTTAGTAACTCGCTTAGTTGTATCTTTACTGTTCAGAGGGCGACCACCAGATGGAGATGGATTATCCTTTGGTTTGGCAGGATTTCCAAGACCGCCGCCGCCTACTGGTGCAACCGGCTCCTTATATGGTATTTCTAACTTATCATAATAAGGCTTATCTAGTGCGCCCCGCTGAGCAGATATTTCCGCAATCTTTTTAGCGTGTTGTGGATTGTGGAATGGACTAGCTTTATCGGGAATTTCATTGTTTTCATTTCTATCTTTCTCTTCTCTTTTTACTCTAATTTTTTCAATTTCTGGCATTTCTCGCATTCTCTCAAGCAGAGTTTCATTACTGATAATATTTCTATCGGCCAAATCCAGCATAAGCTTTTTCATTGAAGCTTCGTCAGATAAAATAATAGAATCAAAATGAATTTGCGCAGATTTTTTGAAACCCATAGCTTTTCTGACAATATCTAGTTCTTTTTGCCAAAAACCTAAAAGAATAGAGCGGCCATACTCAAGGCGTTCAATTAATGTTTTAAGAGAAACATAGTTATTGGTAAAACCTCCACTAGAACCAGCAGCCCCGGTTAATGTTGGAGGAATACCTAGCCCGGCGTATATACTTGTTAATACAGGTTGATACTTTTCAGATCCTAAAAACTTGTAAATCTGAGAGTTGCTTTCGGTGAACTTTAGTTCCGGACCCCATACAAGATCCATTGTGCCACCGCCGACATTACTAGCTAATATATCTCTTAGCTTATTTAATATAGCTTTTTTAGGGGCTATTTTATATTCTAGATCGCCCAGTGTCCATAAACGAATATTAGATATAGCTCCATCTAAAGCGGCCAAATCAGCCAGCTTCATTTTTTCTAGCATGAAGATATCATCTAGAATAGCATAAATCATAGGATTAGCCCATAAGAGCCAATCATCTTTTTTATAATTAAAAACAGAAACAGAAGCGGGGTCTAAATCAATATAATTCTGCCCAGCCTCTATATTTTTTCTTAAATTATCAGATAAAATATAAACATTGTTTTGTTTTTTAAGGTCTTGAATGGTGCTAGAATTTAAATTCATTACTAGCTTATATTGACCCACCCCAACCTTTTTATAGTCACAGGCTAATGGATTTAGAAATTCATAGTGCCACGGAATTTCGCGTTTTCTAACATTTACTTCTTCTGGATAAATATCATCGGCAGCAGCCGCCCTAAGTTCTTTTTCTTTTTTAGCAGAAATTTTTGCTGTTGATCTGCGGACTATAGGATTTCCATGTCGAAAAAGATAATTGCAAAAACGTTCTGATCTTTCTATTCCTTTAACTTCCTGAAACCATTTACGATAAAATTTTTCAATGGTTTTATTTTCATGAACTAAAGTAATGCCCTGACAGGCAAAATCTCCCATAAGATCAATAACATTTCGCACTATACCAACACGATCATAAGCATCCATCGACTGCTTCATGATTTTCTTTTGTTGGGATGGTACTATTTCAGTAGATCTAAAAGAATAATAATCAGATTTATTAAAGCCGGGCCGAACCGATCTATTTGGCTCAACATCAATAAAAGTTCTATCCCGATACCCGACTGCCCTTTCTACTGATCCATATGCATCTACTATTTCTTTAGATCCATAGCTACGGAAAAATTCTTGGTCTTCTTGTGGGCGATTCATAATATGATTAAAATCCTCGTAATTGAATTAGTAATATAATTACATAATTCTATACACAGAATTTTAAAAATTAGTATTCTGGAGACCACCATTGAGGGCCGTAATATAAGTCTTCATCATCGCTGTCAGAGTCATCAGAGCTATATGATTGAGCAAATCCGCCTATACAGGTATAAGATTCTATAATATTTTCAGACGGTTTAGACCTAGCCGCCATATTAGCCATAAGTAAAGCAGAATATCGGTCTTTTCTTAATTTTAGCTTTTTATTAATACCTATTTTACTTTCTGGAGTATCCCATCTTTCCCGGCCGCTTTGGGTTTGAGAAATAATAATCATCGATAATTCATTTTTTAACTCTTCAATTTCTAATATACAATCTTCTCTAGTATCATAAGCCCTATTTTCTAAGTTATCTAATTCTGACGACATGCCTAAGCTTATAGCGTCGAAGTAGGGAAATAAAACCACTTTATCTTCCATGTCTTTTCTAAGGCCGTGATTAGCTTCGCTAATCCAATCGGCCTTGGCAAAGTTACACATTCTTAATATATGCAAGCCCGGATTGTCGTCTGTATCTTTTGGCTCGTCCCTGTCTATGACCGGCCAGATTGCAAGTTCTGCTTGTCTAATTTTATCTTTATCATGAAGCGCTTCCATTACCGCGATACCACCGCCCTGCGAGTCCATAGCTATTTCTCGACAGGGAAATATTTTCATTAAGTTTCTAATTTTTCTAGCACAGTAAGAATAAAAATCATCCTCATCGGCCAAGTTAGACTTGACCCGGTTTTTATGCTCCTGCCTGTTGGTGGTCCAGCAGTGAACAATTCTTCTATGATCCTCATTTACTTCTACAACAACTATACTAAAATTATCTACTTCGGAAGCTGGGTCAACACCATAAACATACTGCTTTTTTTGATCCCCTGTAAGTAATGGCTCAAAAAACACCGTTCCGCTTGGAAGTTTAATTTGATTATCGTGCGATACTGTGCAAGACTCAATTAAACTACGCTTAAAAAACCCTTGAGAATCTGATGTGAAAACAGATCCGTATTCCATTTGAAAAATACCGGAATGAACTGTAGCTCTAGCCCGTTCTATTTGAGCTTCATCCATAAAGCCCTCTGGTAAATAATTAACAGGTATTCTCAGTACAGTATAATCGGCCCAATTAAAGTCTTGACTCGGCGGAGAACCTAAAACCTCCGTCAGTTTTTTGTGATTGCCTTTTGTTTCTATAATGCTTTTATATTTTTTCCAGTATTGTACGAAATGATTAAATTCATAGTAAGCAGTACCGGAAAGAATAATTTGGTTTGTGGCATGAATAGTGCCCGGCTCTGAATCATAATTCTCCCATATGATACCTAGTTCTTTAGCCTTCTTTTTAGCGGCCTTAATCTTGATATTTTCTATAGGAGACGCTGATACTGAGGCAAAACCAGCGACAACATTTTCAAATATATCTCTAGGTATAGAGTTATGCTGTACGAAACCATTACCTATAAACGAATTTGTTTTAGGCATATAGAAGTCATATAAGTGTTGTTGTTTTTTTAATTTTTTAACACTTTTAACTCTAAAAATAAAATCTTTAGACTTTAAATAATTTTTAAAGTATTCTTGAGCTTCTTCTGGCGAATCAAAAGACCCTAAGTGTTTATTTTTTCCGCCTTCTGTAGTGCTTAAATAATATCTAGTTGTTTTTTTAGCAACAGCTCTAATTTGCGGTTTTTTAACTAAAAAATCAACATCATCAAACTTATCTTTCCATTTTAAAATATCTAATAGTTGATATGTTTTATAAGCAGACTCCCCTCTTATGGATAACATATAATTTTTTCTTTTGGAAATATTACCATTTTTTACAGTAATAGAACAGGTGATTCCAAATTTTAAAAGCAATATTTGCAAAACGTTAAGAAGTTTTTTTGAAGAGCTATAATAAGCAACGCCAACCCTCTTTTTGTTATGTTCGTAATAATTGAAAGCACTTCCATCACCCTCAAATAAGCCAGATAAAAAGGAGACTATTACAGATCTTGGTGATTGTAAAATCTTAGATGGAATACTTTTTTCGTGAGCGACACTCATAGATAAGCCAAATTTTCTCAAAGTTGTTCTAAAGTCAGTATCTCTATAACAAAGTTCCCAAGATTCTTTACATTTCCAACCTCTTGGATCTAAATATTCATCTTTGTGATATTCTTTCCAGTCAAAATTAAAGCTGTTTTTTAACTTATCTATTAAGGAGCGATCTGTATTTTTAACAGATATAAAGTTTCTGTTTGTGCAAGTTCCTTCAGAAACTAAAATCCCTAAAAGCCAACCCAATTTTTCGTCTAATAAAATGTCTTTATAAGATATATAGTCGCTTGGAAAATAATTATTTGAACTTAAAACAAGATTATCTTTTTCCGTAAGATCTTTAGCTAATTTCCACCCATTTGTTGTCATAACTTGATGTATATTAGAACATCTAAAAGAATAACCGTTTTGAGTAGTTACTTGGTAAACATCAGTTAAAGGTGTTTTAAATATTCTTTCGGGCGTTTCTAGCTCTCTATCTTTATTTAATAAATTGTATACGTCCCCCTTTAGATAGTCTGAAATTTTGACGAGCCCGCGATCTGTTTGTATTAGAGTGGAAGATACGAGACACGCGAACTCATCGGCAATAATATCGTTCGCACGTTGACCCCTTATCTTCTCTCCATTGCCTAAAGGTAAGCAGGTTATAGTACCACCATTGATTCTCATTACGCATCGGTCAATGTCTCTAGATGGGCCGCTGTCTTTATCACAAAGATCTCTTAATATAGGCGCATTTTTCCATATAGTTTCCATATACTCAAAAATAACTTTAGATTGTCTAAAAGCTGCTCCCACAACAATAATTTTACGACGAGGCATCAAGAGACAGCGTAAAATACAATAAACCGCCATCGTAAAAGATTTAGACATACCACGACTACCAATGAGCATGGGAAATTTTTTATGCCACATCTCTTGGAGAACAACATGCTGAAAAGGTGCCAACTCTAAGTTCAAAATATATTTTGTAATAAAAGAAAAGTACTCAGGTTGAGCCATAAGCCAAGTAATGCGCTCAATATATTCTTCCGTATCTTCCACATCCTCTAATATAGATAAAGGATTAAATAAATCAGATTCATTAACCTCTATACCAAGCCATGCATCTTTTAGCTTATTTTCTATTGAAATCATCTTCTCTCTCTATCATTTCATGTATTCTTTTCATAAGGCTCCGGGCAAAAGCAGCCGCATTTTCGGCATTTTCACAAAACACAACTTGTACGCCATGTTCTAGCTGGTATTCTATCAGACATTTAAGAACATATTTTCCGGTAATCACCATATTTTCCCGGCGACTCTTAGGTATGTTAGAATTTTTTGGATAATCTAATATATCTTGTAAACTAAATTCACAAATAATATATCGATATTTAATTTGTTCTATACGCCGCATTTCAGCTTTAAATCGCGTTTTATATTTACCTATATTAGAAGCTATTTCTGAGACACATTTTTTTCTTTCTATACAAATAATGTCCTCATAATCTTTTAAGGTATAATCACCCGTTTTCAGAGCGGTATCTTCTACGCCTAAGCAAAGGCTATCCCGGGGAAAATCCCAGCCCTGCTTTTCTCTAGTATCTCTCAGTATGATATATTCAGCCACCGTTTATAATCCTCGTAAAATAACTTTCATAATGATGCTCTTTGCCCCAGATAGATTTATGACAGGGGACACATAGAGTGATACAATTGCTGGGCTCAAATCTTAAATGTGCCGAACTAGACCATTTACGAATATGATGAACCTGTAAATACCGAGCCCTTTTTTTCTTAAAACAAAGCTGACAGGTGTATTTATCTCTAGCGAGCACTGACTTGCGTAATTCCGAATCTTGTCTTCTCTGCCTCATTAATATCGTACTCCACCATTTCTTCTACTAAAGAATTAAAATCATATCGAGGAGACCAGCTTAGTATTTTTCTAGCCTTGGTAGAATCCCCTAAAAGGTAATCAACTTCAGCCGGGCGATAAAAGGCCGGGTCAATAATAATAAAATTAGAATAATCCCCCAAGTTTGCAATCTTAAAAGATAATTCTAGAAATTTTTTAACGCTATGGGTTTCTTGGGTTGACACAATATAGTCGTCCGGGCTATCATGCTGTAGCATTAAATACATAGCTCTACAATAATCAGCAGCATGTCCCCAGTCTCTTTTAGCTTCTAAATTTCCAAGTCTTAATTTAGGATATTTAGTATCCCCACAAAGAATGTAATCATCGCAAAATTGAATATGCTCACACTGTTTAAGTATAGCATGAAGTCCGCCTATCCATTTAGTGATCTTTCGGGTTACAAATTTTTCACCACGCATAGGGCTTTCATGATTGAACAATATTCCCGAACATGCAAAAATACCATAAGAGTCCCGGTAATTTCTAACCAAGTGGTGCGCCGCTAATTTAGCAATAGCATAGGGCGACTGAGGCATCATTGCAGTATCCTCATTTTGATATTTAATTTTTATAGTATAAATATCAGAGTCGTGAATCGTTTCAATTCTTTCACTATAATTTTTACCAAACATTTCGCTGCTACTAGCTTGATAAAACTTTGTATTTGGTTTAATATTTCGTATAGCCTCAAGAATATTTAGGCATCCCCCGGCCGTTATATCCCAAGTTAATGAGGGTTGGCTGAACGATGTGGCGACATGGCTTTGAGCCGCCAAATTATAAATTTCATCCGGGCGGTATTTATTTATTAAATTAGCAATAGAAAAACAGTCGGTCACATCCCCCTCTACAAGCTCAAGATTTTTGTTGGTAAGAAAAGGAGTAAGTCTAGTAGTGTTATTGGTGCTGGATCTTCTGGTCACTCCAATAATATGATAATTATGTCTTAATAGCTCTTGGGTAAGATAAAAACCATCCTGCCCGGTTATCCCATATATAATAGCAGTTTTCATTTATTCATCCTTTATTGTAGAATCCGAATTTAATAATGGGCGGTCTGGAATATTATCCTCATATGTAATCAACTGAGATAAACGTTCGCGCTCCTTTTCAGTGGCGAGCCTCATCTTTTCAACATATGCCGCCATGTCGTTACGATATTTTGGGTCGGTCATTACCTTAGTTATCAAAACCGGGAATGTTTGCCGATGATCTTCAATGGCCTTGATACGCTGTTCGCGCGTACCCTTCAAGTCTTTATACAATGCCGATTTACGAGATTGCAGGTCTTTAAAATCCCGGGACATAGTTTCCTGAGAGGCCCGGAGTGTAGCAATCTGCCTTTCTAGTCCCATTGCTAGATCACGGTCATCTGCTCTTTCTGCGTCTAATAGATCCTGTTCTAATTTACAAATTTTATCCACCGTATCTTGCTGAGACCTCAAAATCCGGTTCATTAAAATTTCTAATTTTACGAGGTCAATAATTTGCATCTCTTCGGTGTGAAAAACGTCGTCCTTAAACTGGGCCCACATTTTCTTAAA